ATGAAGGGATCAGGAAGTATTAACCAGATAGCCTTCAATACAATCCTACTAAGCCGGGATAAGATGGCTGAAGATGAGTACACCAGCAACTCTACACTGATACAGTTAGTTAAGTGTAGACGCACAGGACGTACAGGCAAGGCGGGTTGGTTATACTACGAGGAGAAGACAGGACGCATGGTACAAGGAACGGAACCACAGATAAAGGACTTAGAGAATGAAGCTTTCTAATTTAGTGATATCAAAAAGCGGTACAGAATATAGCTATGATAAAGAGAAGAAACGACAGTATTATCTGGACAATAGACAGAAGCGTGTTGAGTATCAAAGGGAATTTAGGGCACGTGGTAAGATAGGAGAAACTACCACTAAGGTAACGAACCCTCAGCTACTCCTCTTACGTAGTGAGGACCTAGCTAACTATGCTAAGTCAGACCGCACTCATTCACTACTCCTTGGCGGGTTCGTATATGTCATGGCTAACCCTAAGCTACTGCCGTGGATTAAAGTGGGACGTAGTAGAGACTACGAGCGTAGACTATCGAGCTACCAAACAGGTGACCCGCTACGTGAATACTATATGTGTGGGTACGAATACTTTGCCGATAGGTTTAGTGCAGAGAAAGAGATACATGAGATGTTAGCTCAACAGTATCAGCAGAAGAATGAATGGTTCGATTGTGATCCAGACATTATCTTAGATACATTAAATATTTTAAGTCTAAGAAAGATCAAGGAAGGAACAGATGAAACAATTAATTCTGGACATAGAAACGGATGCGTTACCAAGTACCAAGATACACATGATCGGGCTGAAGGACTGTCAGACGGCAAAGGTGATCAACTTTCTTTCTCCGTTTAGCACACAAGACATTAAGGACATTCAATTGTTCTTAAGTTCCTATGAAGAAATCATAGGACATAACATAATAGACTTTGATAAGCCTGTACTAGAAAGGTTGATGGACTTATCATTCAAAGGTATTAAGATAACGGATACCTTAACCCTCTCAAGACTGTACAATCCACAGCTTGAGGACGGTCACTCACTCAGATCATGGGGTGAGAGGCTTGGCTTTCCAAAGGGAGACCATGATGATTGGACTAAGCTATCAACTGAGATGGTTGATTACTGTGTGCAAGATTTACAAGTCACGCATAGGGTTTATGAAACGCTCATGTCTAAGCTTGGAGATTTTGGCACTGAGAGCATTGATCTTGAGCATCATGTTCAAGCGATTATCTCAACACAAGTTACGAATGGTTGGCTATTGGATCAGCAGAAGTGTTGGGATTTAATAGCTGAACTTAAAGAGAAACGAATGAAGCTAGAGGATGAAGTGCATGATAGGTTCACACCTTTACCCGTCTTTACTAAAGAGGTTACCCCACGCTATAAGAAGGACGGGACTCTTAGTACTGTTGGTCTTAAGTTTCTTGGGGATGATCTACACACTGTCGCTGGTCCCTTTAGCAGAGTGGAGTGGCCTGAATTTAACCTCGGATCAAGACAACAGATCGGTCGTCATCTACAGTACTACGGATGGAAGCCTGAGAAGTTTACTGAGAAGGGACATGTGATTGTAGACGAGGTGATACTGAATGAGGTCCAAGGCATACCGGAGACGGCGTTGATTGCTGAGTACCTTATGGTCACTAAGCGAACTGCACAGATATCCTCATGGTTAGAGGCAGTACATGAAGACGGTAGAGTACATGGGTACGTTAATCCTATAGGTGCGGTCACAGGCAGAATGACCCACAGTAGTCCTAACGTAGCTCAAGTACCATCAAGCTACTCTCCCTACGGCAAGGAGTGTCGTAGCTGTTGGATAGTTAAGAAAGGATACAAGCTTGTCGGTGCTGATGCTGCTGGCTTGGAGCTACGGATGCTCTCACATTACATGGACGATAAGGAATACACGCATGAAGTCACCAGTGGAGATGTGCATACAGCAAATCAAAAGTCAGCTGGATTACCAGACAGAGACTCAGCTAAAACTTTCATCTATGCTTTCCTCTATGGAGCCGGGGATGCTAAGATCGGAAGCATTGTCGGAGGCTCATCAACAGATGGAAAGAAACTTAAAGCTAAGTTCCTTAGCAATACACCAAGTCTTGGACATCTTAGAGACAGAGTTGAACGAGCCTGTGTTCGAGGGTATCTTAAAGGACTTGATGGGAGGAAGCTCCACGTAAGATCGACACACGCTGCATTGAATACATTACTTCAGTCGGCTGGTGCGATTGTTATGAAGAAGGCATTGACACTGTTAGAAGAGTATGCTAAAATATACAAGATAGAGTATAACATGGTAGGTAATATCCATGATGAGATACAGGCTGAGGTTCGTGAGGACCAAGCAGATCAATTCGGATGGTTAGCTGTAGAATGTATTAAGACAGCAGGCATTAAGTTTAACATGAACTGTCCTTTGGACGGAGAATACAAGGTAGGTGACACATGGGCACAGACACACTAAAGACATTAGACACGTTAGTAGATGACGTATATAAGTTAATGCAAAACAAGAACAGTGGGAAGGGAGTTGACACTGAAGCAGAGATCGAGAAGTTTGGGGAGTCCATGAAGGACTTGATGCGGAAAGAGTTCGTACCTAGTGTAGTGAACTTCAGTAATCGCTCAGGTCTACGACTATCTGCTGTAGGAAAGCCATTACGTCAACAGTGGATGGGTACTAAAGGCTACATGAAAGAGAAGATTGAGCCTAAGACATTGATCAAGTTCATGTATGGTCATGTCATTGAAGAAATGTTGTTACTCTTTGTACGACTAGCAGGCCACACAGTTACTGATGAACAGAAGCTGTTGGACGTTGGCGGTATCAAAGGTTCAATGGACTGTAAGATAGATGGTGTTGTAGTGGACGTTAAGTCAACCACTAAGTTTGGCATCACTAAGTTTCAGAAGGGTTCCTTAGCTGCTGATGATACCTTTGGGTACATCGATCAGATCAAGGCATACGCCCATGCTGAAGGAGAACGTAAGTGGGCTTGGTTAGCTATGGATCGTGACAGTGGTACGTTAGCCATCTGCAAGTACGATCTAGATGACACTGACCACCCGTACCACAGCCTCTACTCAGACTCCATCGTGGATAGGGTTGAGGAAGTTAAGAAGGTAGCGGCATCTGATGAGATGCCTGAGCCATGTTCAGTTCCAGTAGCTGACGGTGTCTCCGGTAACATGAAGCTCTCTACCATGTGTGGCTACTGCCCATTTAAGAAGCATTGCTACCCTGATATGAGATTGTTTATCACTGGATCAGGTCCTAAGTATATGACTAACGTAGTCAACAAGCCTAAGTATAAGAATGGTACACCCTGTACTGAAATTGATTTGCACTTTTAAAGGAACTAATAACATGATGCAATATAAAGTAGTAACGACACCACGACAAGATCGTCTAGAAGAGAACGTCAGTGCGTTGTTGAATGATGGATGGGTACTACATGGGTCCACCTTTGTAGCTGGCTCAGGTAGCATGACACAGTGTATGACACGGGACATTAAAGAAACCCCTGTAAAACCTACCAAGCCTAATGCTAAAACCTAAGTATCGTAACAAGTTTGAGGCCCATGCCGCACAGGTTTTAGGAGACCTGTGTGAGTATGAGTCCAAGAAGGTTCCCTATGTAACACATAGGAACTACATACCGGACTTCACCGGCCCTCATACAGTCTCAGGTATAGAGATACTGGTGGAGGCTAAAGGATACTTTAGAGTAGGAGACATCCAAAAGTACAAGGCCATCAGAGATTGCTTGAATACACATGAACAGGAGCTAGTGTTTCTACTGTATAACCCTACGAAACGAGTACGTAAGGGTGGGAAGTTAAACATGAAGCAATGGTGTGAGAAGGAAGGACTGAGAAGCTATACACTGGAGGATATAACAGATGCCTTTACAACCTGAGCAATTCCTTAAACGATTAGCTGAACTAACTGACGCTACATTGTTATGTGAGATACTTGAGATAGATAGTGAAGATATCATTGATCGCTTTGATGATAAGATTGAAGAGAACATGGGCCAACTTCAAGAGATATTTGACATTGACATAGATCAAGGAGATGATACAGATGGATGATTTTAATGAGCCAATGATGATGTTCCCACCTGATACTTTAGCGGTACGGATGGAGCAGCTACGTCGAATGGTTGAAGACATGGGTCAATACCCTGTCGATACACCTGAGTGGGGGTTACTTAACAGTTCAGCAGAGCTACTCTTAATTAGCTGT